CTTCAAACTGATCGAGCAATTGCCCTTGAAGTGCTTCTTTATTTGGTACTAAGTCTTGATAGATTTCAACTACGTTCTTGATATGTGCTGGGAAATATCTCTCTGGCAAAGCGTACTTTTCATTGAGCGCTAAGTTGATGTTATTCGTGATGTTGTCCCAGATATATGCGCGTCGACTCGCCCATATGAAAACCCAATCAATCATAGTTTACGAATGTACTCCATCACTTCTTCTGCCGATGATCCATCAAAGAACACATCAAACTCGTCCTTTCTTTGTCTCAAGAAAGTTGAGTAAGATCTCTGAAACAGATGTGCTGCTTCTTCATCGAGATGTTCATGGGTCAATAGATGATTGATGTTATGCGGAGTAACCCATCCGATGTAGGTGTGAGGAACTTGTGGACGATTTCCAGAATAAGCAATTGGAAGAACGCAAAGTCCTTCGAGTTCTCTATCTAAATATGTATCACCTTCGTATTTCAAGAAGATGAATCGATTCATATCATGCAATGCTTCGTCGAAGAACTTCAGATATGAAGCTTCATCCTTAAACGACTCAAACACATATTTGTAGTCACCAGATTTGAATGCATCGACTACATCTTTTGGATATTTGTGTTTGATCAGATTCTTTGTGATGATGTCAATGAAGTATGCATCTTCCATGCAGAACTGAATGAAGTTATCTACATGCCAATTATTAAGCCCATTGCGAATCGTGTTATTCGCATCATCGACTTCAATGTTCATCGCGAGAACAACTCTTTTTAGCATGACTTTACCTCTATAGTCTTAAACATCTTGTTTGATCCGCTGACAGAACACAGTTTAATGAAGTATTCACCAACTCTTGTTTGCATGTCGTATTTATGCCAATCTATCACGTGATTCAAATCTGAGTACGTCGTGTCTCTCGGTGTGTTGATGTATCGACCTTTGATCAAATCCTTTGAAGTCCAGTCGTACTCAGTCTCAAATGACTGTGGATTCTCTGGGTCGTAGTCGATCCACTTCACTGAGTTGATGCTCCATTTGATCAAATCATCGAGCTTCTCGTCATGACCAAACTCATCGATGATCCATTGTCGAACCGCGCCATAGAACCTGTGACGATTGAGGTTCACCACGATGTTGATGATCGCTGGCATCTTTGCGTACAGCTTCCATGGCAGACCATCGAGTCGATAGTATTCGAAGTTGACCGCACTTTTTTCCTGTACTTTCTGCTGAGCCTGTAGTATAATGCTGTTAAGCACAGAAAAATTAGTAGAATCTAGATACTTGGTAGTCAGGAAGGTCTGATAGAATCTCTGATAAAACACTGAGTGTGGTACACCAATCGAGTCCAGATACTGAGTGATTCTACGAAGGTATCCTTCAGTCTCCATAGCAAAGATGACACCATCAGACACCAGCATCTCTGCATACTCCTCTCGGGAGTATGACATCGTGGCTACTACAATCTTTGAAGTCTGTACAAACTCTTGAGCTTCAATCAGTCCACGTCTCGATAGGATCTCACCGTCGTCGATATACTGAGTCTTCATGACGGTGTCTTTGGTCGAGTCGGTGATGGAGTCGATTGTCTCGATCTTGAATCTATTTATGTACTCGGGATGAGAAGCCGGTGAAGTCGGCAGAAGATGCCATGTGTACTTTTCCCAGAACACATTTCGCTTTGCCATCTCTCCTGCCGCGTAGTAGTAATTCGAAAGTGTTGTTCCCGGAAGACCGCGAATCAACTCAGCACGAATCTTGATGCCGAACTCATCTCTCAGTTCGTTGTAGACTTTGAACTGTTCTTCCCACGGAGCGTCGATACGATCGATGTTCTTGAGGACGACCGGGTCCATGTCTTGAACTGAGATCTTGAAGCTTGATGCGAGACCGGCTTCCGCCATGAGTCGATCGATCTTGTACACGTTCGACTTCTTTGACTTACTCAGACCAGCGAGCACTAGCTCGTTTGGAACACCATACTGTTTCTTCAAGTCACAGATGAACTTGACGATCTCGACGTCACGATCGATCTGACCAAGGTTTGCTTCTACCATGTGAAGATCTTCGAGTGCTCCAGACTTCGCGAGCCATGTTAAGTCTTCAATGATGTCTTCTGTTGGACGGAATGCGACCTTTGAGTTGATGCCACCACTCCACTCGCAGAACGTGCACCCGTAAGGGCACCCTCGGTGAGTCTCATAGATGGCTTGAATCGTGACTTTCGGGTTGCGAGTCTGCATCACATGACGAATGTAGTCTTCGTTACGTTCAAAGATCCTCTTTGGCCAAGCGAAAGATCTCTTATGAAAGATGACCGGTGACACCTCGTAGCCATCGTCCATTGCCCTGACCATGAATGGAACTTTCATCCAGTCTTGTTCAGTCTCAATCTGATAGAGCAACTCATTGATGAATGGTTCACCATAGCCATCAGTCTGACATGTGAAGTCGATGTATGGATTCTTCTTGAAGTAGTCGGGATCTTCTTTGTACTCGCAGTACGGTCCACCGAAGACGATGTACACGTCAGGCCGAGCTTCTTTGACTCTTCTCGCGACTTCTCGAGATAGACCGACATTCCATACGTAGACTGAGAAGCCCACGAGTGTAGGATCTTTTGCAAGGATCTCGTCGACGAGTTCTTGAACATCATCAGCCTTCGAAGAAGAAATTGGGTAGTGCCAATTCCACTTAGCACTACCCTTGTAATTTTCTTCGACGTATGATTTGAATGAGAGCCAACCGTAGTCGTACACGTTGTCTCGAATCGTGTAATTCACATAAACAAAATTCATGATTTCCTTAGAGGATCACGGCCTCTACCATAGTTGATCCATCTTCAAGTGCGATAGCGAATGCCCATGCACCTTTCGTGTTGTCGACCCATGCATGTCCAGCGTATGGCGATGGTGCAAGGCGATCGCCCTTCTTGCATCCACCGAACAACTTCACCGGAACGCGTCCTTTCAGTGCGACTACCGTACCACCTTCAAGATCACTATTCATGAGATAAGCTGGTTTGTCAGACACAACACCTAGTACTGAGTGTGCGTTATCGACATCGGCTGCAGTGACTTCGGCCGTGCCACCGACTGCGATAACAGTTCCGACTTCGTAGTGAGCGTCAGCCACATACTTTTCTGCAAGGTCTGCGTATCGTGCAGACGTAGCAGTTCCGTTGAACAGAGTCGCAAACATGTTCGCGTAGACCAACGTAGCCGAACCGATGTTCAAGGTGTTGTTCGCGTTTGGAAGCATGTTACCCGAGGTACGAAGGTTTGCGAAGGTCGAAGTACCTGAGAACGTTTGGTTGTTTGCGAGGTATGGAATCACTGTACCATCGACAACGAATGTACGGTTAGCGGTTAGATCACCACCACCGATCAGGCCCGCACTTGCAGGTGAGGTGATTGTGATGTTGCTTCTCGCGATAGTAGATGCGATTCGAGCGTCTGGAACTGTTCCAGTTGTCAGTTGAGTTGCGTTGAGGCTTGTTACGCTCGCACCGTTCGCGGTGAGAGAGAATCCGTTTGGAATCGTGACGTTAGAGCTAATCGATACGCTGTTCGCCGTGAGAGTATAAGCACCTAGCGCAGACATAGAGATTGTGTTAGAAGAGACTGAGAACGGCTGAGCGGTGTTCGTCATAGAGAACGCACCGGTCAAAGTCGTCGTACCCGCGACAGACAACGTACGGTTCGTCAAGCTCATCGTCAGGTTACCACTGTGAACCAAGTTCGCAGTCGCGGTGATAGTCGTACCAGTGAAGATCGCGTTTGAAGAGATCGTCAAGTCACCTGCAACGGTGGTGTTACCACCTCTCAGCGCGGTGTTAGCGACTAGAGTCACACCTGATAGAACACCTTGAACATGGGCGTTACCAGTCGTGATACCCGTGCCAGAACCTTGGTCGGTCGTGACGATGATCGTAGACATGTCAGATAGTAGGCCGTTAGTCTTCGTGACCCAGCCGCCGAACGTGTCAGTTGACGTATTGATTGCGGTATATGGTTTAGCCATTTCGTGCCTTTATCTCTTCCATGAATTGTCGGAAAACCAAGAAGTCTTTCATGAGACCGTCGACATCTTTTCGTATCTCTTCTATCTTTCTCGCTTGTTCAATGCGAAAGCGATGTTCGACTAAGGCGGCTCTGTTTGTATTTACGAGCGCCTTAGTCGTGATGTCTCTAGAGAAGTCTTTATTCTCGGTCTGTATCATGTCAGTGCAAGAGTTCTCATGTCTGCGATTCTTGGTACAACGTTATGGCTCGTTGAAGTCATAACGATCTTAACTGCGAAATATTTATAGCTGTTGTGGATACCACCATTCGTGTCGATGTAACGAATGACACCGTTGTTCAACCATGCACCTTGGCCTGCGGTCTTAGCAGTCGTGCCAAGTTCATACTCGATCTCACGATAGTCGTAGCGATCAGCGCTTGAAGAGAACTCATTCGTCTCACTCTTAGGCGTCAGCTCAGTCCACTCCACGTCGACGAATCTACGTGGGTCAGTTGAGGACTGCACCTTCACATACACCTTCAGGTCAGTGCCCGGTGGACGGTATGCAGTAAGGAACGTTCTGACATCGGTCGCATCGAGTCCATCAGCCAACTCTACTTTCTTAGAGATGTACTTCGAAAGTGCTGCACCAAACTCACCGGTTTCACCTGAGGTATTCGCGTTAACGAAGTACTCGTAAGCGGTGATGTTCGATACTTCATGGTCAATCATAGGAGAGACGTCAATCGTTCCACTTGCCACGCTCTTGAGATTCAATGTGATCTCAAAGCTTGGGATAGAAGGATTCGCTTCGTTACTCTTACTTCTGATGTAAGTTGGAGCACTCTCAAGATAGTTGTTGGTCTTGAAGTCAAGATCCTTAGCATAAGTCGAAACACCATCGTATAGCTTCGACATCGAAGCGTCAACACGAGTCGTGTTAAAGGTGCTTCTGAAGATCGAAGGTTGTACGTAGCTCACAGGAAGATCTCTTACCGAACCTACAAGGGCAGTTGCACCAGATTGTGCACCGATGATCACTGTGTTCGAAGTGGTGTTTGCCGTGAACTTGAGTGTAGACTTCGCGCTCGAGTCTTCAAGGATCAGGATCGCTGGGTTGAACTTGTCGAAGTACGACACGCGTCCAACCGGTGAAGCCCAGAAGTTGGTGTTGTTCGCAGCGGCGATCGACTCGACTGGAAGATCCGCTACAGTCATACTCGTGTTGCTGGTGACGTTGGTGATGCGCATCACCTGATAGTTGTTCGTCGTCACGTTTTTCACGACCAGATATTCACCTGGGTTGAACTCAGTCAGGAATGAAGTCGATACACCAGTTACGATGTTGTTACCAGCAGTGAGTGTGATCGTTCCGGTGTTGATCGTTGGTTTGTTTGCGAGGAAGACATACTCGTCGTTGACGAAGTCACCGGTGTAGCTCGAGAGTGAGAAGAACTCTGGGTCTCTCGCGACCAACGTCATCGTACCAGATGAAGCACTGAACGCGGCCTTGTAGAGATTGAACTTCAGGTTTTCGTCCTGATATGGAGTCCAAGTCTTGTTGTTCGTCGAGGTGAACAGAACGCCTGCGTTCGTGTCTTGAGTGATGGTGACATCGGTGTTGACATCAGCGTTACCAGTTCTTGCAATCCACACGAGGTAGTCAGGGTCGTTTGCATCTGGTGCAACGACGATTGCGTACTCTGTGTCTGTCTTGAGCGCGATAGGTGCTTCAAAAGTAAAGGTAGTCGGAGTCACCGAGCTCACGATCACATCAGATGCATTCAGGTGTACTGAGGAGAACGGAACGGCCGCACCACTTGGGTAACCATTCACCACTTCACGAATCTGCAGACCGATACCGTTTCCAACCGAGCTCTTTCTTGCGAAGAACAGGTCGACCTTGGTGACCATGACGCTGTCGTCGGTCGATAGGTCGCGATCGATCACGAAGGTTTGTGCGAGTGGGTCAGAGCCACCTCTTCTTCTCTGGATCTCACGGGTTGTCGTGGTGATGTCGATCTCTGCGTTACGAGTCGATACCGCCATGCCGGTCTTTGAGACTGAGAAGTTGAAGCCACTGTAAGTGCGTGATGCATATGATGACGCAGATTCCTTGCTCGAGTAGAGAGGAACGTCCATCACCTCCAGTGTTCTGTCGCCGACGAAGAACGTCTCAGCAGGAATTCTGAAGATCGCGATTAGTCGACCTTCGGTGTCTGAGGTGATAACGTTCGATGCAGAGTACTCTGATGTACGTACGATCTCGCCGTTGTTGATCGCTGCTTTTGCTACATGTGCGTTGACGTCTTTTCCATCAAAGAAGAAGTAGAAACGAGTCGATGGGCGCAGTCCAGTTACGAACACCTTAATGCTCTTTGAGCGAAGGTAAGGCTTAAACTGAACGTCTGTGACGAAGTCACCGAGATCTTGAGTCGTAGTAAGACCTTCGGTTACATTCAGTGTGCTAGTCGTCTCCAGAAGAGTCTGAGTTCTTCTACGACGGAAGAGTCCTCTGCGAACAGTAGTATTGATGACTTCCACGTCGACTCTTTGAAGAGGAACGAACTGAGAAAGAGCTTCTGTGAACTCGATGAAAGGCGACGCTAAGTCAATGTCAATCACGACGTCCGGTGCAGTCGTGTAGTCTGGTGCGCTGTCGTTCGAAGGATCGAGCTGCATCGCACCATTGTACTTGTAGTAGCTAGTCGTACAGCTCTTGGTGTCCGTTGCATATGGTTGCTCAATCACGAGAGCATCAGTCTTCGTCAGGGTCGCAACACTGCCGTAGTCGAGGATGTTAGTCGTCGACGCGACTTTCAGACCAATAGGATATGCTCTGAATCGTGGATGAATCTCTTTGAAGGTAGGATCGATAGCCGCGGTGTAACCCGAAGACTTAACATCTGCTACCATGAGGTTCTCGAAGTTATCAACGAGGATACCGTTCTTGAACTTGTCGAGACCGGTAGCTGAGTCAGTGATGATCAGATCTGTAGCAGACTTCTCAAGAAGATTGAGACTCGTGTAGTATTCGAGGTTCTTCAGTCGCTTATCGATTGCACCGACATCTCTCATGGTGTAGCGACGATTGTCCGATCTGCTGACACTCACGCCGTACGATGACTTTCCTGCTCTGTTGGCGATAGCAGATGGAAGTGATGGGAATGGTGGAATCGTCAGAGTCGCGAGAAGCATCGACTTCTGAGGAGTGATAGGAGCGAATGGAACCTCAGCAGGAACACCTGGAATCACCTGGAAGTCACCACGGTCGTTCGCTACGACGATGTCTTTTCTTCCAAGGTAGTATTCATACGTGGTCTCGATCGGACTGTTTGGAACAGCGAACGAGATGTCAGCGAAAGCCAATGTGCTTGAAGGGTTCGTCGTAGCACCACCAATGGTCGTCGAGTACGTTGCGGTTGGTGTTGCATATGGACGAAGGTCGATGACGTCTCTGAGGTAGTACTCAGTACCACCTTCGCTGATGTAAGTAGGAATGTTCTCAGTGCGGATCTTGTCTGCGGGAAGCACAGTCGACACATCATCAACTGGATAGCTGTCGACAGCGAAGAACGCGTTGATACCACCAGATCTCGAGAACGACTTCACCTTAACGAGAAGACCGTCCGCAGAAGTCAGAGTAAGTCCTGGCTTAAGTTTTAGGCTTGCAAGACCATAATAATTATCAGTCTGTCCCGTGTCAAGGGTAAAGAAGTCAGTTACGTTCGTATTAGTCTCGGCGAAGTTCGTGGTGTTACCCTGCCACACGCCCTCGATGCTGTACACGTCAGGAAGACCGAGCGACCATGGACCGGTCGTCGTGGTGTTTGCGACGATCTTGACGTAAGAAGTCTGTACGAGCTTTCGAGTGATGTTAGCGTTGCTAACACCTCTCTTGACCTTGAAGTAGATGGTGACTGACAAGGTGGTAGTCGGAGCAGTTATGCTGATCGACAGTTGCTGAGCTGTGCTCACAGTAACCGAAGTTGGTGTGATCACTTGGTTGTTCGAGTATGGACCAGCTGCGGCGTTGGCAATGATGATGATGTCTTGCAGCTGAGTCGAGTTCAGAGATGATCCAACCGTGTATGGGAAGGTCTCAGCAGAGTCAGCAAGGCTGAGCGTAATCGTACCACCGGAAGTAGAGGATACAATGTCAGTCTTTTGATAGATGAAGTCAGTATTGTTTGCGCCAGAGACTGACTTGACAAAGGATCTTCCGAGAGGGAAGATGATGTTCTTGAATGAGTAGTCATTGATCACTGGTTCGCTGTTCGTCAAAACCAACATCGAGTTAGCTGTGCCACTCTTTACGCTACGAACGTTTTCGAACGACTGGCCGCTGTTCATAGATACATCAAAGATGTACATGTTAAACAGGGATCCATCTCTTTCTAGGTGACGAATTCTTGCCGAACCAATAGCAGCATGAGAAGAGTTCGCGAGAGTAACCGATCCCATTGTTGAAACTGGGAATGTTCCAGACACTGAGTTTGCTACGACGAAGTGACCATAGTTCGCGATGACGTCTTGGTTGTAGACTGTGTTGGAAGTAGAAGCTTCTGAAGTCTCAACGACGATGTCGTTAGTCAACTCAATTCGCTTACCCTGTACGTAAGCGATACCAGAACCAATCGCGACTGCGAGATTCGAAGTGTTTGATGTAGACTGCTCGACACGAATTGGGAAGTCTTGAACCGTGTAGTCGCCAGACTCTTCAGCAGTTCTCTGCTGAACAAGTGCTTCAACAGAGTTGAACTGAGTGCTGAGTCGACGACGAACTACTTTTCCATTGACGTATTCTTGAAGTGCAAAGAACGTCTCATCTGCTTTAGCCAAAACAGTTGACATCACAGTGAGTTCTGGAGTCAACTTAAGGCGGTCTGCACCAGGAGCGTTGAAGTTATTGAAGCCTGCTGCGTTGTCGAGAAGAGACTCGTCTTCGTCACTCGTGACAAACGATTCAGTCGTCTTAAAACCGACGACAACACCATCTGGAGTAGGACTGTACTTGGATACGATCGTCAGTGCATCTGCAAATCTTACGAAGTGACCCTTTTGGAAGATAATACCTTCACCGCAGCGAACACCATATGCTTCACCAATTGAGCTCGAGAATCCGCTCGCACCTGCGACGGTGACGCGATGATAGTCTTGGTAGACTCCATTCTCATCTTTTTGCTGAATCTGAATCTGTTCAGTCGTGCTGAACGTGTTGATGTTCTCGTTATTCGCGTTCAACTTGTTGTTGATGTAGCGAACATAGATTGTGTTGAGATCAATGAGCTGGGACTCGAGACCGGCTTCTGCAGCGATGATGATTGCTTCGATACCAGTTGAAAGACCAACTGCCTTCATACCGACGTATGCTTTAACGTCAGTGGTGATGATAGCAGAAGTCGTGTCGACTGCGTCGTCAAGAAGCTTTACATATGGAAGATTAGGCTCTTCGACAAAGTTACCACCTTTGACGATCGTTCCTTCTTTCAGGATGTTTTGACCGAATCTCTCGACTTGGTTCTGAAGGATCGCTTGGAGTTGGTTCAGTTCTCGTGCTTGCACTGCCGTAGCAGGCTTGAACATCACTCGATGAAAGTTCTTACCTTCGTTGAAGTCATCGAAGTACGGTTCATTAGAAAGGTCTGTGATAAGAGCCATTGCTACCCTCTATTAGTATTCAATAACGATCTTGATCGTCTCGGACTGTATGCTATTTCTATTTATAGGCAATTCAAGATCTTCGATGTACAATACTTGTCCAGACCCACTAATTCTATTTGGCTTCGTGACACTATTCAACTGACCAACCGTTCCACTCGTGTTTCCAACGATGGTCTTACTGAGGTCGAGAGAGAAGTCACCTCTCACACCTGTGAAGTAAACATTAGCACCAGACACCTCATGCACAACCGCGGTGTAGTTGGTTGACGTCTGAGTTACAGTCTCGCCAATCGTGAAAGTCGAACCGAAAAGAATCGAGGTGTTCGCAACGAGTCTATCATCGAACGAAGAGATGTTTGAAGTATTTGAGAAACTTGGATTCGCGAGAAGAGCGATCTTATTGTACTCATTCGTGAAAGGATGCTCGGTTCTAAAGAAAGTCTCAGATACGCATGTGACATGAGCGAATAGATCTTGATAGGCGTTTGAACCATGCCCACCACGTGGAGGAATGATCGCTCTGAGAACTGCAGGCGTAGGAGAGATGATCTGCGAAGTAGCCAGGTCGACCATGCCTGAAGTACCAACGACAGAGACGTCTGCGTACGTATAACCCGATCCACGATCAATCATCTCGACCGCTCTCAAACCATTTGTAGCGCTGTTGATGTGGCAAACTGCTTTAGCACCATTTCCATCGCCAGTGATGATGACTGATGGAGCGATCTCATATTGAGATGTGGTGTTGAGCGTAGTGGTGAACGCTGAGTCAACCGTAGCGACATGATCATTGCCGATGATGTCATATGATACGATTCGTCGTAGTTGTCCGGCGCCTGCACCACTTCTGATGTAAATCGCAGAACCGTTATAGAATCCAGTCTTAGCTGAGAGCGCGCTCACTGTGTCTTTCTGTACAGTAAAGATTGTCGCAGAAGACGTGCCCTGAACGACTGTCGCAGATGTTGCAGCATCAATCTCACTTTGAACGAGCATCGATGAGTTAGGTGCGAGGAGCTTGAGTTCATTGCCGACAAACGAGTAGATCGTTCCTACGATCGTCTTATTTCCACTGATCGCGTTGATTTGTACGTTTGCACTTGCACCGACAATGAAGGTGTTAGAGGTCGTGAGAGTCGCATTGAAAGTGAACATCGCTTGAGTTGCACTTGACTCAAGAACGACCTTGCTCGCGTCACCGTTATAGTTCGCGAGTTTGACGTTACCAAGAGCGTAACTCTGATAGTTACCACCGGTGTCTTCAATGAGGATGACGTCGATCGCGCCTGACACTGCGTTTGCACTTACATTAGCATTTGGGCGAACAGGAACATAATCAGCAGTGCCGAACTTGATTACGTCTTCTTCACTTACATTGCAGATGAACTTCCAAACATAACCATCAGCTGTTCGGTAGTACTCATCATCTGGTGCGATTTTAGTAGCTGATGGACGGTCAGTCACAGGTGCAACGATGTATGTATTGCCGGTGTGAATGCGACCATTGAAGAGGCACTTAAAGATGCTCTTGCTATTTGTGAAGTCGTCGGCGACTACATAAAAGTTCTTTGTCTGAAGATCATCGACTTGATCGTCGTACATATCATAGGTATTGCCTTCAACCCATGGAATGTTACGAGCCATGATGATTGCGTCGTTTTCTGTGATCTTTTTACCAAAGACAATGTTACGATCAATATCGTATTGTGTATCACAGATGTCGTTCACGGTGTTGGCAATAGGACCGTTCACATCATCCGAGTATGCAGCTACAACATAGTAGTTGTTCGTGTTTGATACGAGTTGAGCGTAACTACGTACGGCGAGATTGGTACGAAAACTCGGAGTAAGTAACTTCATGTCTTAACCTTAAATGAGTGAGTACATTCTGAAGAATTCATCGAGTTGCGCAGGCGTTTTACCCTGAGCAGCAGCAAGAGTTGACACAAGTGGATCTGATCTTAATACTTCAGATGGACGAGTCGCCCGAGCTCTTGCGATGAATTGATGATTCAATGGTAGACTATTTATGACTGCTTCAACTGCAGCCGGAAGAGTTCCAACCAACCAAGCTTCACCTTCTGCTTGAGTGATCCATCCTTCTGCAACAAGACCAATCACCAATTGAGCGAAGGTGATGCTTTGTGGCACTGGTTCTTCAATAGGATCTGCCGGAAGAATTGTCTCTCCTTCCGGCACAGCAGATGCTAGCATCGACATTCTTGAGATGCCATCTTCGTCAATAACTGCAACAACTCTATCATCAATGTATTTGTAAGTCTTCATAGTTCAGCACTCCATCCAAGATAAGCACCAGTCACGCCGTTAGACGCGATCAAAGAACCTTGACCTGCGACGAGCGTCGCACCGGTGGTAGCAGTGACTTGTCCAGTCCATTCGGTTGCGTTTTGATAAACAGGTACAGCGGTACATGCAGTCAGTGTGGCTGCGTTAAGAACACCATAGTGTGCAGCCACGCCACTCTGTTCAAGCGCAGTAGGTGCTACCCTCATTCTTACTGGGAAGAACACGATGCATCTGTTAGTCGTCGTCGCGCTGTTATATCCGGCCGCGAAGACTGCTTGGTTAACTGCACCTGATGTGATTCTGTAATAGTATCTATAGCACTTATCAAGCTCCGATTGTATATTCTTTTGGCGGTAGAGAAGCGCGTCATCAGCAGTCCAAGTACCAACACGAACATGAACGCCCCAAAGATCGACTTCGATCGTCTGAAGACCAAGAGAGTTTGTTCTAGCGTTAAAATCTGAACCAGCTGACGTAAAGAAGTTAAGCGCGAAGTAGTCGTCGTTGTTAGTACCGATTGTTTTAGTCGATATTGATGGGACATTCATGGTTATCGCAAAAGGCGTCCACGTTGTTCCAAGCGTAATGGTTGGACTTCCTACAGTAGTAACTTGCGTGTTAGCAGAAGGCGTACCACCGGTTCCGAATATTTGGAAACCTTCAAGAGCCATGTTTCCGGTTCCGCTAGCACGCTTTGCCCAGCCAAGAACTGTAATGGTTTGACCAGCGTAAGATCTTACACCTTCGATTCTTTGTTGGATTCTGGCATAATGTGCTGCAAGGGTTTGTCCGGTTACACCTTGACGAAGGAAGAATTGCGGGTTATTCGTGCCAAGCGTATCGCCTAGAGTGAACGCCTGTCTAGACTGCGTTACTGTACCACCTGCGTAATCATTTTGCCATCTGTCTGCAGCAACGTATCCAACTGCAGTCGAGCTTGTACCACGTTGCCAAATATCAAATCCCCCATTGATGACTCTATCTTCATCTTCGTTAAGAGGGATTCGTGGAATCCACTGCGCACCGTCATAGCCTTCTTCACGGCTTGTTGTTGTGTTGTAAACAGTGAGACCGGCCGCTGGTGAAGCAATTGCATCTCGCTGAGCAGTAGTCATACGAGGAGGTAGGAAACCTCTCGTGGTAGACTGAACATCTAGAATTGCTGAAGCGCCAGCAGTGCCGCCGATTCCAAGCGCACCAGAAGCAGAGAGTCGCATGCGCTCAGTGAGAGCAACGTCAGTTCCCGTTGCACGCGTTGAGAATGCAAGATCGCCAGTAGTGTTGCTTGCGCCGCTTACGAGCAGACCTTTGATCGCCGCGAAACCAGCAGAGTTTGCGGTATCGCCTTGGCTGTTCGTGAAGAGAATAGCACCACCTGAGCCTGCAGCAGTGCTGTTATCGGAGAGTCGTAGCATACCTCCTCTAGCACCTGCGTCGGTCAAAGCTGCAGTAGTCTGACCTGCACCGAGGACATGAACTTGTGCTCTTACAGTTCCGGTTCCGATACCAATGAGACCGCTCGAGTCGATCGTAAGACGAACACCACCGTTCGTCGAAGCAGTGATGATGTTAGCGCCGGTCGCAGTGAGAGAAACAGTGCCTGCGCCTGAAAGTGCAAGAGCACCTGCGGTCGCTGAGACGGTCATCGCACCAGCATTTGTCACGAGTGGTGTCGTCACCGAAGTGCTAGCACCAAGTGTTGCAGTGTTTGCAGCCGAAGTCACAGTCAGGTTTGCGGCAGTCACTCTTCCAGTCACCGAGAGGTTCGTAGCACCTGGATCGGTAGTGTTACCGATGCTTACACCGCCCGACGCATGAATGCGAAGATCTTCTGCACCGTTCGTAGAGAACGCGATAGTGTCTGCAGCAGGGAAGAACATACCAGTGTTGGTGTCACCGATGTTCGTAATTGATGGAGTCGCTGCAGC